AATAGTATGTCCACTATTTCTTGCATAGAGACCATTTGAAACTTCAGTCTTGATGGGGTTTTTGTCGCCGTCATATACAGCTGCTTTGATCATACTAGTATGATCTGTATCAACCTTCACGCGAAACTTTGGTTCACGACCTAGACTCTCCTTAATATTAGAATTGAACATGGGTACAATTTCTTCCTTCGTCATATTCTTACCGAAAATCCTCTGACTTTGATTAACAACCGCATCCATAATTTTATCTTCAATAGTTCGGAGAGAATGATAAAACTTATTCACATAACTTCCATCCTCATCATACCCTTTTAGAGCCAAATCAATATTATATTTAGTTGGTCCGACTTCGGGTGTAAAACCAGAAACACCAAATGGCATGTATAGTCGCGGGAATTGGATTCTCATTGGAGTTCCATCCTTCGTAGACAATACAATTTTTCTATTGTTAAACTCGGCAATTTCCAGGTTTTCTATAGCGTCGGTAATTTTAGACATTTGTACTAATTTATTATGGGGTGAAAACTTTAAGCTGAACAGGCCACACAATCAGGTTCGAGACTGAATTGAATGGGGCGAGCCTTAGCCTTAGATCTCAGATAATACATACCTGTCTTAAGTCCTTGTTTCCAGGCATACATGTGCATCGAGGAAAGTTTAGACATCGTTGGACTCTCCATGAAGAGGTTCATAGATTGGGATTGATCTATGAAACGACCACGATCCGCCGCCATATCAATAATATCCTTCATCTTAATCTCCCATACCGTGCGGTACAACTTCTTAATGTCATCAGGAATATCCGCGATATTTTGGATAGAACCACCCGCCTTCACCATTATATCTTTCATATCTTTGGACCAAAGACCAATATTCTTTAGGTCATCCACGAGGTGTCGGTTTACTACCACAAACTCACCAGCTAGAGTACGTCGGAGATAAATGTTAGTCGTGTAGGGTTCAAAGCACTCGTTGTTACCCAAGATTTGAGCAGTAGATGCGGTGGGCATTGGGGCCATCAAGAGACTGTTTCGGAGACCCTTCGTTTTCACGCGTTCACGCATCGCATCCCAATCATAATGAAGTTTCGTCTCCCCCTCCCACATGTCAAATTGAAATACACCTTGGGAAGTGGGGGATCCCTCGAAGGTCTCATAGGAACCATCAACTTCTGCAAGCTCGGAACTCGCTTCGAGGGCAGCGTGATACATCGTCTCAAAGATACGCGCGTTAATCTCTTTGGCTTCGTCGGAATCAAATGCGTGCCGACAGAGAATAAATACATCTGCGAGACCTTGGACACCTAGGCCAATGGGGCGATGTCTCATATTAGATTTACGGGCAGTCTCAACGGGGTAGAAGTTTCTATCAATAACACGATTCAAGTTTTTAGTGACAGTCTTGGTGACTTCGTGGAGTTTCTCGTAATCAAATGTCCTCTTCTCCCTATCTACATACTTTGGTAGAGCGATTGAGGCTAAGTTACATACGGCGGTCTCATCCTTATCTGTGTACTCTATAATCTCTGTGCATAAGTTGGAACTCTTAATTGTTCCCAAGTTCTTCTGGTTACTCTTCTTGTTACATGCATCCTTGTAAAGCATGTAGGGTGTACCAGTCTCAGTTTGGGACTTGAGGATAGCCTTCCAAACCTCGGCAGCTGGTACAGTGGTATTAGCGCGACCCTCCTCTTCATACTTGGTGTAGAGGGCTTCAAACTCTTCACCCACAGCATCCGACAGACCTGGAGCCTTATCTGGACAAAAGAGGGACCATTTACCACCCTCCTCAACCCTCTTCATGAAGAGGTCTGGGATCCATAGAGACGTGAAGAGGTCACGACAACGCGCTTCATCATCACCTTGATTGAGACGTAACTCTAAGAAATCCATGATATCCGCGTGCCATGGTTCAATGTACACCGCGATAGACCCCTTCCGACGACCCGCTTGATTTACATAACGAGCTGTTGCGTTGAAGACACGGAGCATTGGGATGATACCATCAGACTGACCGTTTGTACCTTTGATACGAGACTTATTAGCTCTAATATCATGAATATGCATACCGATACCACCAGCCCATTTAGAAATCTGTGCACACTCCGTGAGGGTTCCATAAATACCATTGATGGAGTCCTCTTTGTTAGCAATCAGGAAACAACTGGACATCTGGGGTCTAGGTGTCCCTGCGTTGAATAGGGTGGGTGTCGCATGAATAAACATACCTTGGGACATCTTATCATACGTGTCCAATACTGCAGGGATATCATCACCGTGAATACCGATGGATACCCGCATAAACATGTATTGTGGGGTTTCCATCAGTATACCATCAAGGCGTTGGAGGTAACTCTTCTCGAGGGTCTTGAGTCCAAAATATCCAAAGTCAAAGTCCCTCTTGGTGATAATGTCATCCTTAACTCTACCAGCCACCTGAGAAACCTCTTCTGTTACGATACCAGCCTTAGCTAGCTTCTTCATCGCAATATGAAGGTTTTTAGGGCATACCTTTTGAATATTACTGGCAATGATACGTGTTGCGAGAGTCTCATAATCCGGGTCAGATGTAATCATACCAATACATATTTCTGCTGAGAGGGTGTCAATTTCTTGAGCACTAATACCATCGTATAGAGAAGATGCAACTTGTTGAGCAACCTTGGAAGAGTCGCAATTTTCTGAGAGACCGTGTGTCAGATTCTTGATCCTATTGGTGATGTTATCAAATTTCATATCCTCAATACGACCTGAGCGCTTAACGACCCTCATTATTAATTATTCTACTTGTTTTATTTTTAACTTACTTGCGGCACTTTTCAAGATCACCACTTGTTACTTTAACAGAACCAGCGATTTCAAACTTACGATCGGGCTGGAGCAAATAACTGTTCACGTTGAACGGCCCTTGTTGACCTGCTGGTGTTACTGGAGCATATGACCCAACGAAGCAGGTTGGTGGTTGACATGGGATTTGTTCAACATTTGTAGGCTTATCGGTATACACCGCATTAAAATCGGCCATGTTTAACATTTAATATCTACAGAGTTTTTTTTTCCGAGGGTATATTAAATGTGTGATAACCTGCACCTCGATTCCCTCAAGCAGTGTGAGACTCCACTCAACACCTTGTTCTTTTCTGAGTTCAACCGAAATCTTCTCCAGCGTGGGATCCGTCAGGCGTTTAAAAATAAAACTGGTATCTCTATTGATCGTCAAAACCCAGATGATCTCTATACTCTGATGCGTATGGTCTTCATAAATAACTCCGGTGATTCTTACTCTCGTGTGAATGAGCAGGTCAAAACAATGAATGGTCGTGTGATTGAAACAGCTCTCGGACAAATTCAAACTGGTGTTTCTCAATATATGTCTTATGTCCAAGACATTGATACAATTGCCGTTCCCCTGGCGCAACCCCTTAACACAAGTACGTATGGTAATAAGATTGGTTACAATAATAAAATTGGTATCAATTAAAGTTTTGAATTCATATACTGGTAAGATGAGTTTGAACTTCTACAAACAAGAAACTGAGAAAGTGTGTAAATCAAAGGGCTGGGATCGGGCCGCTGTTGATACAGTATGGCTCTTACTAACAGAAGAGTTCGGTGAACTCGCATCAGCAATTCGTCAATACAAGAAGACTTACAAGAAAATAGGCCTCAAGAAGGAGAGAGGTACAGATGTCATGATGGAAATGGGGGATGTGTTTAGTTATCTCTTTCAATTGGCACATATGCTAAATGTAGATCTAGATATGATGTGGGAAGAGCATAAAACTAAAATGAAAACTAAAAATTATTATCTGAAGTAAAAGTAACTATGAGTAAGTTTATGCTCAATGACGAGGATGCGATTAATGATATCAATCCATTTGTCACCCACGATTTTTCCCTTCCAGGAAGTGTGAGACAAAGTGGTGGGTATGACGATTTTACTGAGATTAAGTCTGAACCGGGTATCCCAGCTCACAAGAAAAGTATATATTGTGGTTATGGATCATGTGCGGAAGCTACGTCTGAATGTTCTTTAGGTAGACCACTTATTCCAGGTAGAAATATTGATACAGGGTTTACCAAGTCAAGGAAGAGTCTCGTTGAGAATGTAACCATTGGTGTATCAAATAACCCTGAGTTTTCCCTTATTGGTGTCTCTATTATATTTATAACTATTGTTCTGATTCTATATTACATAAGACGTTGAAAAAGTATTCCAATTTAGAATTATGTTCACACCTCTGAATCAAATCTGGGAGTGTTTCTGTACAAAAATTTTTAATAAATTCCCTCTGCCAAGCACTCTTACGATTAATCCAAGGTGGCTGGAATGTGGGATCAAGAATTTTACTCGCGTGGGTTACACGAATATATGTATGTATACTTTTCTTATCGGCCATAATATTTTCCAATGCGAGTTCGGCCATTTTCTGACGAACTTCTACCGTCTTTTCACACATCGTGTCCAAAAACTTTTCATATGGGATAGACTGACTCTTAGACTTGAGCACGGTCCAATTAGCTAGAGGCCTTGTGTTGATATGATCCACGTAAGTCACATACCCTTTACCCTTTATGAAACGTTCATATATGATTGTCACATATTCTACATCGGATTCTATATCGTATATAGCCTTAGCCGATTTAAGGAAGGAAGACATGTACATTACCTAAGTCATTCTCTTTTAAGTATAAAATTATATAAAGAGTTATAGCTCTATATAAAAGAGTAAAAAATGTATTCGGCTATTGCCAACAATAGTTTTTCATACCTTCTGACTCTCGATGAGTTTAGGAAGGGTTTCCCCGATGAAACAAGACCTTCTTGGGTAAAGATTACAACAATCACTATGATATCAAGTTATGTCCAAAAAATTGATATCAAGAAACTTCGTCACATCTTTGAGAATTTGGAATCCTTTAAATTAAAGCGTTCAGGTACCAAATGTGATGGTGGTTTTGAGTGGAAGTTGAAACCTACAACTTTCTATAATCAAGTAACACTGACGTACCACGACACGTACAGTACCAAGTCTGTCAAGGTGTTCCCAAATGGATCCATTCAGGTTGCTGGGTGTTGTGATCTCTTTGACTGTAAGAGGGTCATCACCCAATTGACCTACATCTTCAAGACCTTTTTGGGGATGGAGAATCAAGCCCCTGTTGATTCATTCCGAGTTGTCATGATCAACTCAAACTTCAGCCTCAACTACAACATCAATCTCATGCGGGTGGCTAAACATTTTGAGAATCATTCAGACATCTTCAAAGTTTCTTTTGAACCCGATAGGTACAGTGCTGTCAAAATCAAGTTCAAACCTGCTCAAGATATGAAGGAAATTACCACAAGTATCTTCTCAACTGGTAAGATCATCATTACAGGTGCAGAGACTCTCAAGGAGATTGCATTTGGGTACAACATCATTAATCATCACATCAACGATGATCCTGGGATTCGTGTGTCCCCAACAGTTGACACAGATGTCTTTGATGTCTTTTTGGGGCACAAGTGTGAACCCATGGTTGAGCATCTCAAGGGGAAAGGAATTAAATCATGGGTTCAAACGATTATAAATCGTCAAATTAATTTCTGATTATAAAGTAACAAAATGTCTCAGCGACTTGGAATGGCCGATGGACGATGCTTCACTATCCACTCTTCAGCCCAACTTACCAATAACTATTTGATGGAACAAAATGGTATTACCCTTGAGGATAACTATTCTTTCCGTCAAGCGCTCCAAAAGCAAGGTCCCGAGTTTCTCAACAAGCTTCAAGAGGACTCACGTGGGAAGTGTGACCCATGCAACACTTATACCAATATGTCTAAGACTTATTAGGTGTGCTAAATTGTAATAAAAACTTTAAAATTATAGATTAGAATGTCGCAATGTGCCATATGTCTCAATGAGGTAAGGTCAACAAGGACCAACCCACCCATCCGTTGTGGACATATGTTTCATTCCCACTGTATACAAGAGTGGAAAGATAAAGGTAAGAATACTTGCCCCGTTTGTAGAAAAGTATTTGATGTTTCCAAATTTAAAGTCACATTGACAGTTCAGAACAATTACACAGCGCAGTCTAACACTGTGTCATTGGAGAGTGAAGCTATCTTCAATATAATGGATGTATTTGATATGTCTTTTGATGTTGAGGATACTGTAGATTTAGACAGTCTTTTTGCGGACCTTGGGGTGAGTCTTTCCGACCTTGATACCCTTGTCCTTGACACAGAATGAGCTACAATATTTTTCATAGTTTAGACCGGGGTAGTTCCGATCAGCTTTACGTGGGTCTCGGATAGACTTACCAGATGCATCAGTCAGAAGTGGTCCAGTGGCCCAACCCCTCTTGTGACTGAATACATTAGCTTTGAACACCAGACGTTTATTGGGTGCAAATTTTCCAGCCCGCTTTACCCTTGAGAGTGGGACTTTGAAGAACTTTGCTACCGACTCTTGGGTGTCACCAAGTTTAACACGATACTCTACGACATTGTGTTGCACATAGAAGTGAAAGTCTCCTTGACGAATGTAATTCGTTGGTCTTCCAGGAGAGACAAACATCATGACTTTGTAGTATCCCTTTTTACACTTCTCATTCGGTTTTGCACGGTAAATTTTTGTTGGGTTGTCAGAAATAACACGTTTTGGTAGAGTGTTACAGTGAGTATAGTTGTGATATCCATTAGAGAGTCCAGACCGATCACCTGGAATGGACTTTTGCCACCGATACGCCTCATAATCACCAACAGCGTATGCATAGCAGTTATTATTACCTACACCAGTAGACGTACCCCATTTTTTAGTGGTAAAAATTCTTTCAGAACCACTCACAGGTAGGTTCTTCATTTATAATGTGTGTAGAAAAAAAATGTCCGTATGTAATAAATGTTTAAGGAAATTATCAAAACCGAAAATAAGTCAGACATGCTCACCGAGCTTCTCGTCTTCATTCTCAACGTTCTCATTGCGACCTTTGTCCTCCGATTTGCGTGGAACCGGTCCCTCGTCCCTCACGTGACCGTCCTTAAGCCTCTCAAGTCTATGCTTGACGCCTTCATCCTTGCATTGTCCCTTAACATCGTGCGAGGTCTTTAAATTTCATTGTAACCAACGGTCTTTTCACCACTGGGGTGAAGAATAGTTGGGAAGGCCTTCATACCTGAGCAATTACCATTCTTCTCACAGTCAACAAATTTGAATGGTTTTCCATTCTTTTCCATATACTGCAACTGCTTAAGAGTCCATCCACATCCCATGGTCCCGTAAATAGTCCAGGCTTCCCCGTTAGTAGGTACAGAGGCACGGCGCTTGCCGGTCTGTGTAATAATATAAATAGCAATAAGAATGAGAAGAGCTAAAAGCCACATAGTTTTATTATAGCTTAATATTAAAATTTATATCGGTAGCCGGTAACATAAACTGTTCTGTAGAGTCGTAAGTGAAATGACACATGTTATTAAACATATCATGATATATACAAAATCAAACCACTTGTGTGTAACCAAATATACTGGAGCTGTTGTTAATGAGTACATAACATGACCCACTAACATGGCGATAGATATGGGTTTTATAGAATGAACCGCAATTGTACTTGATGTAACAAAAATAACATTTTGAATATCAAATATTCTACAGAAAGTCACGAGGTTGTAGATAGATATAAGAAGAAGAATGTGAAAAATTAATTTTACATTCTTATTATATTTTATTACCTCGAAAGTATCGGGAGGGGATTCTATGGGTGTTTCAGGTACAGGTTCTGTTAATGGAGGTGGAGCTTCAATACTTTCATTAATTCCAACACTAATAGAACCATCTGGTGTCTCTACAACAATAAATCTTTCCATGTAATCATTTTAATTATAAACTGTCCCTTCTTCTTAT